CCCAATCCTGCTCGCTTTCCAGCCATTGATAAATCTTGGCAGGGGAATCCTCCTGTAATAATTCCATTCCTAGGATCGAATCCTGCGTTGATAAGTTGTTCACCTGTTACCCCCTTTATATCGTTGAATAGTTTTGAATTGGGAAATTGCTTTGCAAGTATTGCTGATGCCTTTTGATCTATTTCAACACTAGCCACAACTTTTACACCGCTGCGTTCTAGTGCTAAATCAAAACCACCAACACCTGCAAATAATGAAACTGCTGTTAATTGATTCATCTCACCCCAATCAAAGTTTGTGTAGTGCAAGCGTTGGAATCGAACCAACTTTTCCCCCAGGAAAGCCGCCAGGCGCTTGCTATCTTGGCAATTAAAAGGAAGGTTAAAATTGCCAAGAATGTTTTAAACTGGTTTAGCCCCTAATTGTGCTAGTAATGCAGCCACTTCAGGAGTTATGGTGCCATTCGCCGCAGGCACCGCCGCTGCTACCGCAGGGGCAGGAGCCGAGGCTGTTGCTAAATAAGCATTTGCTTTTGCCAGTGCAGCCTGATCAGTGGTTGCATCCAGCAAAATCCAAGGAGCAGATTTACCTGGCTTTGCAGTTCCCTGCCCAATTCGGGCTAGAACCTTTTGGCCGATCTTTTGTTTTAAAGCACTGCGCAGCGCAACATTGAAAAATAAAACGCTATCGTAAGTTTTGTTGGTATCTAGGTTTACTAGAGATACCTCTACCGCCTCAGCATCGCCGTGTATTGTTTTGATGCCTACTTTGTAATCAGTTGGAGTGATGATTAGTAACTGTCCTGCTAAGTCAGCAACCTTTGGGCCGCTTTCGTTCATTGATGGTGGTGAGAAGGTCATTCTCATTCCCCCTTTTCTGTTTGATTGGTTGTTTGGATTGGGTGTTGCATTTGTTGCTGGTGAATTAGATTTGATTCTAACTCCTCTTTCAACCTTTTTAAATCATTAATCGTTGCTTCATCTAAACTCATATTGTATCTCCAGCACAAGCAACTGATTCATCCTTTGAGAATGGTTGGAAATATGGGCAGTAATTACAAAGTCGGCTGCTGACTTTTGGAATAACTGCCCACATTGACGGAAACTGCTCAACATCAATTGATGTAAGCAGCGCATATAAATTATCTAATCTCGCTAGGGCCGCCAGTGCGATTTGTTCATCGTAATCATAAAGTTCAATGTGCATATCATCTATGCCACCTGATGTTGGTAGATAAATAAGTGCAACTTGATTAACTGGTAAGCCTTGCTGGGCTAAGCCATAACCATAAAGTTGAACTTGAATTTGTTGCTGAGTTGTAGCACCGCTAGATCGGCGCTCTTTTAATCCTGATGCGCCTGTTGTTTTCCAATCCATTACGATGCCACGAACCTCATCATAGAGATCAACAGTTCCAGATAGCCCACCTCTGATGGTTACCTTTTGTTCCGTTTTGAAACCTTCTATTTTCTCAAAGATTTCTGCTAGATGGGCGTGAATTGCAGTTCCAACTTGGGCTGCCCAATTTCCATTAGAGCCTTCATTAACCTTTGGAATATCAATTAATTTATAGGCTAATCGGCGCAAGCATTCGTGGCCAATCTCAGATGGGCCAATAGATACTTGCTTGCTCCTTGGAGTCCAGGTGCCAGCATCAGTAATTATTTTGGCAATATCCATTGCCATTTGTTTACTTGGTTTGTTGGGTGCTACTAAGTTATTCATCATCCTCATCATCATCATATTCATCTGGAGTTATTGGATTAAATGGCGGTGTGTCAATCATTGGAGCAGGAATGATACTACTCATTATCTGGCTCCACGATTGCAAAACGCCGAGAGTTTGTAATAACTTCTAAAGTATCTAAAACCTGCGGCGGTAAAATCTCCTTCGCACGCTTTACATCAAATCGGCGAGTTTCAACAAAACTCCATCGAACTACTGGCCGATTTTGATACATACCAACTTCAGCATCGCCAAGAGATTGCTCGATGTGCGCTCTAGCAACATCGGCAACCTCTTGCCATTCTTTGATCTTGGCTAAAGCATTTTTGTAATTCTCTAGCCAAGATGCGGTGTTGCCATCAAAATCAACAACACCTGTTTCAATTTCTACACTCACTGATTTACCCCCTTAGTTGTTTACCAGTATTTGTGTTTTTGCCATTTTGCCCAGGCTTTGCAAGCACCGCCTGAACCATAGTGCCGCCCAAGATAGGCAAGGGCTGCAACCATTTGCGCTGCTGGAGCATCTGAGCGTTTCATTCCCAGGTTCTCCATAGTTCCATCTAGTAGTTGGCCGATACCTTCGGCTGAACTAACTGGATTCTTGCGATCATTCCAATTGCTCTCTTTGAGCATTAGTTGATCCCAACATTTAAAATCCTCTTTATTTAACAACTCTTTTGCTAGTTGCCTAGCATCGACTTGCTCAATTAGGAGTTTTTTCTCAATTGGGATTGCCACTTGAGGATTTACTGCACTAATTAATAAAGAGGTCATTGCGCTGACCCCGATGATGAGCGCAACTCTTTGTGTAACTTTTCTATATTCAGGTTTGATTGGATTGCTCCTTTCATTTTCACCTTTTCGTAGCGGCGAATCATCTCCTTTACATAAGGTAGATTCACTTGCAGAAAAGATGCTATGTGTTGAGGAGTATTTCCTTCATCGTACATTTTACGAACAGTTTTGGCTTTACCCTTGCGTTCCACGAACAGAGATTGTTTTTTAAATAATCTCCTACGCATCTCGCCAGTAGTTCCACCCCAAATGCCGAATCGGATTTGCTCCTTTATAGCGTATTCCAAGCATTCCTTTCTATGTATGCAGATGCTGCAAATTGCTTGCAACTCTGGGAGGCGCTCTGCCTCTAGTATCTTTCCATCGGGAAAGAAATAGTCTTTGTTTTCCAACTTTGCGCAGAGCGCATTTGGAAATTTGGGGGAATCAGATAGGAATTCAATTGCTCTCATTTCTCAGATAGCCATTGAGTTAAATCTTGAATCACCCAAGATTTTTCGATACCTGCGTTGCGCCGTTTAACGATCACATAAGCAGGCGGAATAAAATCTAAATTTCTTGCTCTTGCATAATTCTCTGCCTCAATTACGGCTTCATCCCAAAAGGTAGGTAAATCTAACTTCTTTCGATTCTTAAGTTCTAAAATATAGGTAGCACCAGAGATGATTACAACTAGATCACCTTCATCTCTTGCGCCCGCCTTGGTCAGCCGCTCCGCTAGGACACCAGCAGAGCGAAAGAATTTTAGAACTGCTGTTTCAAAAGCAGCACCTTTCCTACCATTTGGGTTTGCCATTACTTAACAATCTCCAATCGGATTTTGTTTTTATCTTGCACTACTTGGATTATCTCCTGGGCTAGATCGAGCAACTCTCGCTCAGATAGTTTTGCAACCTTTAATGCCATTGGCGGCAGATTCTTGCGAATTGAATCCAATCGCATTGTTGCAAAATCATCACGCAGATCAGCCTTGGATGCCTTTTTCATTTCGGCAAAATCAGTTACTTCAATTTCATCGCTGACATTTTCAATCAGATCAACGCAGGCTTCCTGCTCCTCTAGGTACAAATGGTAGGAGCCATCATTAGAGATAAAGATTCTAAAAATCTCACTCCAGTTGCTACTCATTTGCTTAGCGCCTTTTTCATCTTTGCCCTGCTTTTCTCAGCCTTCTTTACCTGACCTGCCCAATCATCGGTGCCATTGGTCAGGATTGTGGCAAGAGATGCCCCTACTAGGGCTAAACCCGCTGCACCAATCACTATTGCTATTTCCATTCCTTACCCCCTTTTAAGCGCCCAGTGTTGGGCGTAGGCGTAAGTGTGGCATAAGTAACTGACATTGGCTGGAGTAATAAGGCCGACACGCCGAGGGCTGGATTTGCAGGTACTTGACCAGATAGCCAATTGTCTATACATTTATCTCAATGGGTTGCAAAAGGTAACCTACTAAAAGGAAGGCACCAAATGAATACAGCAACAAAATTAACACCAGCAGAAAAAGCAGCACGCACACGCAGAATAAATAAAGCGTGGATAGCAAAAGATGAAATGGTTGCATCTGAATATAATGCTTGGGTAAAAGCATTAGATAGTTTTTGCCCACCACGAGATAGTGTTATTGATGCTTTAGAAAAAAAGCGTGATGAGGCAATTGCAAAAATTCAAGCAGAATTCGAACAAGAATATAATGCAGTAATGGAATCATTTAATAATTTAATGAAACCAACATCAGATGCTTTAGACCAAGCCCGTAGCAAAGCATGGGAAATTTGGAAAGATGATTGTTTGGGAAAATTCTAATGCAAACCAAAACAGAAATGCGTTCATTGGTAAAAGATATGCGCAAGCAACTTCGATGGATTGAGGATGCAATTAAAAATGGAACTCAAGAGGATATTAACCAACTATCGGTTCAATTATCTGCAACCGCTTTACTACTTGAGGAGTGCAACTAATGCAACGCTCTAAAAGGTATCTGCAAGTTCGCAGAGTAGTCAGAATAAGTTTCTGGTTACTAATGCTGGCCACGATTTATTTCTTGGCAACTCACATTAACTACACTGGCGACGGCTACTGCTTCGGATCAATGGATAAGTGCTACCTAAAGGAAGGTAAGTAAAATGAAAAATTGTATGATGTGTGAAAAGCCTAACGGCAACTTAGTTCGCCGCTGGTATCAATATGACAATGGCGAACAGTTCCAATGCCTAGTTTGCCCAAAGTGCGATGTTTTGCATTCCAATATGATGATGAAAGGGAGGTGAAATGATGGGCGCAATGAAAGCATTATTTACAGAAATGCAGATGGATATGCTGGCCTCAGCCGAGGTTTTAGTTGCTGCTAGCAATAGCAGCGATCCTGATGAAATGAGCAGGGCTATCTATCTAAGTATGAAAGTTTTAAATCCGCATCTAAAAACACTATTAGGAGAGTAATGGCTACGAAACCGCAACGATCAGTAAGAATTGCAGATGCAATTTGGAACAAGGTAAGAATCAAGGCAGCAGCGGAGGGCAAAACCGCCTCTGAGGTAATCAATGATTATCTGAAGGATTACATCAAGTGAGAATCCTTTGGATGGTTTTGACGGTGCTAGTGGCGATTGGCAAGGGCAGGCGAGTGCTGCTCTGGGCGATCCTAGGCTTTATGGGAGGTTGGGTGGCCTTGGGCATAGTTTGCCTCAGCCGCCAGCGCCCCCTGCGCCCAGTACCCCCCTGGATGCTTAATTTGGGCTATAAGAGCCAGGCTAAGCGGGCGGTTGCGGGGATCGACACGCCGAAGGATATTTTGGGATAGGTACTTGACTAGATAGACAAATGTCTATACATTTATCTTATTGGGATACACCAGGTAGCCCACAAAAAGGAAGGCACAAAATGAAGGCACAATACAGAGGCGCAATTGGCGGTAATGGTTTTCAAGTAATTGATCACAATGCAGTTGAGGCAATGGTTGCATCAACAATTTCTTTAAAAACATTAGCAACTAAAACAACACAAATTAGCCGCACAATAAATACACTAACAAAAATTCTACAAACTATGCCAGCAGAAATGTTTGATGTAATTGGTGCAGATATTATTGCAGCCGCAGAAAAAATTAATGATGCAGCAGGTGCAATTGCAATTGCCCACGATCAAAAGGCAGGTTTCTAAAACACAAAAAAATCCCTACCTCTGCCGACGGCTGGCGAGGTAGGGATTTTTTATTGGGCTAGCGCTTGCGCTATACCCTGCTCCAAAGAAATCTTTGGCTCATAAATCATATTCATAAATCTTGGATTACCAACACGATACTCAACGCCAACTGGCGCAGTTATATCAGTTTGGATTGGTGCTAAATATCCAGCAGATAACATAACCATTTCTGCTAAATCAATAAAAGAGGTTGCCCTACCAGAGCAGATGTTCATAACTTCAACACCATTAAGAATGGCTGCAAAAGTTGCTTGAACTACATCATCAATATGTACAAAATCTCTTACCTGCTGGCCTGATCCCCATATTTTAAATGGTGATGCTTTTGCCTTAGCCCTAGCAATAAATGATGGGAATGGATAATCTAAAGATTGATCAGCGCCATATCCTGAAAATGGGCGAAGGATACTTACCTTCAAGCCTTCATCTCTAGCGTACTGCGCTAGCATCTCGCCAGTTAATTTACTCCAACCATAAGTTTGATCGGGAGTTCTAATGTGTTCTAAATTTATATCTTGCTCAGATAACTTTGCTTTAAATCTTGCTCGCTGCAACATAATTGGATAAGCAGCAGAGGATGAGAAATAAACTATTCGCCCAGGGCGAGTTCTAAGCGCCCATTGGAAAAGGTCAGAATCAATTGCCAGGTCAGTGGCAACTGCCAAAGGATTACCTTCAATAGTGGCTCTGCCACCGACAACGGCGGCCAAGTGGATTACAACATCAAAGTAAGTGTTATCGGCTGCAAAGAATTTGCGAGCATCGATGCCTGATTTAATATCAAAGCCAACTACTTCATTATTCTTTGTGTCTAGCGCTCTATGAAAGGCTCTACCTACAAATCCTTCATCGCCTGTAATTAAGATTTTCATTTAAGTTGCGATCTAGTCCATAGTTGATAGCGGCCATGATCTGTCCATTCAGCATTGATCATTGCTGGATTAATAAAGATTCTGTATCCAGCCTTGCGCAAATCTGCATTGTAAGCAACTATCTCGCAAGTTTCACGGCCATCGCTATCAAATGCAATATGCGTGCCAGCAATAAAAGCCTCTGGTTTAAAAATAAGAAACCCCCCATGTGCGCTATCTACTTCAATCCAATCGCTATCTTTGGGAATAGTACGCAACAAAGGAGCAATTGCCAACTTAAAGGCAGTTAGATTATCTGCCCCTTTTTTAGTCAAATCAAAGTATTCTTTCCAGCAATCTCTTTCAATCCAACCAGTAGATCGCAGGCACCAAATATCATAGTAAACATCGCTTTGATTGGCAGTTACTACATCCCAATTTTTATTCTTAAAAGATGAATTAACTGCTTCTTTTGATATTGCTGAGTTCAAACCATCAAAATCAGCCACTACTACATAATCAACATCTTGGTAATTTTCTTTAACTATCTGAGTGTAAAGGTTTCTTGCGTAGGCTAATCTTTGAGTTCGATAAGGCAAGGTTGTACTTAGTTTGCCACAAAACTCAGTTCGTATCTTTGGATCGTTCGCCATCATACCTTTTACAACTTCAATGGTTTGATCGTGGCTGTCTGATTCTATAAATACCCATTGCAAATCAAAATCAGAAAGAGCCTCGGAGATGCGTTGGTAATCATTAAAGATGGTTTTTTCAACATTTCTGATAGCACCGCAAACTACAATTTTTTTCATTTAAGTTTAGTTAGCAGGGTTTGGTATTGATCGCTGGCAATGTAGTTATCAAAAGCAACCTTATCGGCTGAGTAAATTTCAGGAGCGTTCACCCTGGCGTAATTCTCATCCATCGGTGCCTTGCCATTAAAGGCGTGGCAATGCTCAATGATTACATCAGGTAGGTATTTGATCTTGCCTAAATCCTGACCAAGTTTTAGCCAGAAGTTATCTAAGTATAAATGGCGCTGAGTATCAGGAACCATTCCTCGCAAGGCTTCTACAATCTCACCCGACATCGCAACCGCAGTTGGTAGGGCTGAGCCTTGGAATAGATCGTTGCCATAAACAATATCTGAGCCTGTATAAAGTTCCTCAACAAACTTCTCATCCCAGTTAGCAGTTCTTGGGCGGTGATCATCACCCATAAATGCAAAGTTATCAAACTCGCCTATAAATTGGCGGGCGATGTAATTTAGTGGATAAGCCATCCCACCAGTTTCATTATGAATCATAATTACAGATTCAACTGGCAGTTTCCAGGAATACTCACTTCGAGTTTCATCATTAAAATCTACAATATAAAATCTTACAGCCTTTGTATTTGTATCTACAAAAGCCTGTTCTAAAGCAACGGCATTATCAGGCCGCCCCCTAGTTGGAATAAGAACTATTAAATCACTATCCACCATTTGCTAACTCCCCCGCAATCGCAAAATAAGCAGCGCCATCAATGTAATTATCTGCCTTATAGGTTTCCATTGATCTTGCCACTTTAATTAGTGCGCAAATCATAGCGCCTTGTTCTGGTGTTATCTCGCAATCGAGATAAGCAGATAGAAGCCTGCTAATACGATTAAAGTTAATAGCAGGCGTTCCATAATCATCTTGCCTGTCGGCGTAAGTGAGCGCTTTAGCCTCATCTAAAATTTTCCCCCGATCCATAAGTTACTTAGAACCTAAGCCGTATTCTTGCTCGGTCTTATCAGCCCACTTAGCAAGAGGTGCGGTTATCCCGCCAATCAAGATTGCATATTCAGGAGCAAGATCAGCAGCAAGTGCAATAGCCATTGTTACGGCTGATGCTAGTACTGCTCTTGCATAAGATTTAAAAGCAGCAATTGTTTTAGGGCTTTTTAACTTAGCGATTAACTTATTCATTTTTATCCTTTAAGGGCGAACTACGCCCATTATCAGGGAGTAGGAGCGTTTCCTAAGATACACACCATCTCCATTTGATTGACTTCCTGCATTACCACTTGAGGTATTACCTTCGATAACTTGCAGATATTTTAGCGCAGTGTTGTTCCACTTTACGATTCCGACATGATCAGGCTCAATATCCTTATCAAACTGGAAAAATACAATATCGCCAGCCTGGGCCTGACCTATTGGAATTACTTTGTTTTTCTTAGCAAACCATTTAAGGCCAGCATCGCAAGAGGCAAATCCTTTTTTACTTTGGGCGGCAATCTTGGATATTAAACCAGCCTCATTAAAGCACCAAGAAACAAAGGTAGCACACCAAGGTTGATTATTAGCGCCATACCATTTGCCAAAAATTGTGTTGTTATTTTTGCCTTCTTTGTAGCCAATTTGTGCCTTGGCTATCGCAAGTACTTTACTCATAACACCCCTTTTATTTTTTAACTAATAATCTGTAAATTTCATCTATCCTGGCCTCTAGCCGTTCAACTTTAAATGTAATTTCATTAACCTTATCTTTTACGCTGCTGCCCCCATTGGGCTTAAGTTCAGAAAGATAACTTTTAACTAAGAATCTTACACCTGTTACTAAAAATCCAATTAAAGTTCCAACCGCAACGCAGATTGCGGCCCATTCGTTAGCGGTCATTTTATGGCACCAAGAATAAAACTGAAACAGTGGTGGTATTTTGCCCACTGGTTGCGGCATAAATAACACTCTTTATAGGAACTACTAGTTCAAGGCTAGTTGCTTTTGGAAACTCTAAACCAGTGCTGCTAGTAACATCTGCTCCGCCAAGATAGCAAGGGTGGTCATTGCTATTAGTTAAAAGAACTCGGCGATTCTCGCCATAAGATTCAACTAAGATTTGTGCGGTTGAGTTTACTGTAAGTTGCTTTGATACAGCCATCTATCTCCTTAGATAAGCCCCGAATCCTCAATAGCATCGACGGCATCATCGATGCTTTTTGTTACATCTGGAAAATCAAATAGAAGCATAAGTTACAACAAATTCACTAAAGATCGGGTTCTACCGCTAGCGAGTTGCGTATAAACCTGAGTTGTTGCAACTGATGAGTGCCTCATCAAATCTCTTACTGCTAGCAGATCGCCGTTTGATCGCTCTAGCATATTGGTTGCAAAATAATGGCGGCAGGCGTGAAAGGTTTTCTTTGGAATCCCAAGCCGCTTCATTTCCAAGGAACATAATTTGGTTAATCGGTTAGGAGTAACTGACCAAATTTTGCCTGGTGTTTCGTGCTTTAAAATTGTTTGAGCAACAATATCGGCTACTGGTACAGATAAATCAGTTCCACCTTTGCCAGCAACTCTGAGAATATGCCCATCATCAACTTTTTCTAAATCAACCCCACGAAGGTTTGCAACCTCCATAGCACGCAGGCCAGCCTTGCAGCCAATAATAAACCAATCTCTCATTGGTAGATCGGCTCTAGTCATAACTAATTCGGCTTCACCTGGCGTTAATGGGTGCGGTAATCCTCGCCCCTTGCGAACTGCTGGCAGATCAAGATCGGCCATATTGTCTATCAACCCCATTTTGCGCAGCGCTTTAAAAATACTGCGAACTCTTGCGGCGTAGGTTCCTTTGGTAGAGGCTGCCTTCACGGTCATTACTAGCCGTTGCAAATCCTCAGTAGTAGCCACCTGGGGATGAACTCCCAAGCGAACTAGCAGGTTAAAATCATTCCTGAATAGGGCTTCAGCGAAGCCTTGAGTTTCGTATCTGTTTTTCAGTTTTTCTTTGATTATTTCTAGCGGTATTTGTTCCATAGTAAAAGCATCCTATATCTGCGAATGTTCTTTGTCTAGGCATAATCCCAAAAGGGGTAGCAGAATCGTTAGCAATTGTGCCTAGGCTCAGCACAATCCCATTGCGTAAGTATCGTAGCGGATAGTGCGGAGGCCACTGGACCC